CAGTGTTCGCGGAGTGCCATACCCATAGCGAATCTAAATAATCAGGCATGACCCAATCATAACCGGTAGTACCCGAAGTGCTACTGGTTTTTTAGTTACCAATCAACTGTCGGTGGCTTTTTTGACTTATCTTGTTTTATGTACTTATTACCGACATATACCCCAAGTCTATTGCCAAATACATTGGCGGCAGTGATGACTACCACCACAAAGACATGTTCCCTACCATGCGAGTTAAAAGTTTGTCCATAGGAAAAAGCCGCCATTAGCCACATACCGGCATCACAGTAACCGGCAATCCAGCCGTGTGAGCGATTTTCGGCCTGAACCATGCATACAGCTAAGACATCTTGTATAACCATTGACAGTCCGGCAACGAGAGCTATTTCCATTACCAGTTTACCGTTGGTGGTTTAGGTTTGTTTTGTTTAGCTTGGATTTCATCACCACGAACTGCAGCATGGGAACTAGGTAATGCACCGTAGTCAGTACTGAAATTAGCATATAATGAAACATAAACTAGATAAATGATTGAGAATCTTCCCCAAATACCACCAAAGGCGAAATAGACAATACTAACTAAAGCAGCGTTGATAATCCAAAAGAATGACATTTTTCGGTGAAATTCAAACTGCGACTTGGGATCATACTCAAGTTTATGAACATCATCTTTTAACAGGTGATATAGTGCTGAAATTGGATTAACTCTAAATTTTGCCATGTTTATATTAAGACCTTTAACATATGGTACTTGATCGATTAAAGTTATGCACTTATTTTAATACTTAAGCACAGGTCGTGACTAGTGTTAATGGGTAGATATGCACATTTGTTTATGATATTTGTTGTAATTATTAATAGTGCTTATTATGGATGAATTGGTGTATTATGAGCCTTACAAAGCTAGCATGTAGTAATTCTAGCTCTGAACAATTTTATATTAATAGGGGCTTTACAGAGTCATGTTTTTTGTGTAGTATTTACTTATTACTACGTGCAAAGCTATTCTCTTGTAAATAAAGGCTCCGGAAAGGGGTCTTTTTAAATGGCGAAGCGACGAATCTTTAGCCAAGCTATAACTGAAACAGATATATTTTTAGATATGCCACTTACTACTCAGGCACTATATTTTCATTTAGGCATGACTGCTGATGATGATGGTTTTGTTAGTCCAAGAAAAGTTATGCGAATGATTGGTGCAAGCGCCGATGATCTTAAGGTCCTAATACTTAAGCGTTTTATTATAAGTTTTGATTCTGGTGTAGTAGTTATAAAGCATTGGCTAATAAGTAATACAATTCGTGAAGATCGTTATCATGAGACTACCTACAAAAAAGAATTAGCTAATTTAACGAAGAATGAATTTGGGGCATATACGGAAAAAAAAGAGGTTCAACAAACACTATTAGAAATTGAGGGAATCGAAAAACATATTACAGGTGATGTTGTAAGAAAAAGTCAAGAGCCACTTGTAAATGATACAACAGCTAACAGAGGTCAAAATGATGGTTATAAAAAATGGCAACCAAATGGCAACCAAATGGAACCTGAACCTAACTTAACTAAACCTAACTTAAATAAAATACATACGTCAAACGCAATAAAAATCATAGATTTTTGGAATGAATGTTTTGGAACAAAAATTCTAGTAACAAATGGCCGTAAACAAAAAATTATAATGCGAATGAAATTATTTAATGAAAATCAAATTAAACAAGCAATTACAAATGCACACAATGATGATTTTTTTATGGGTGGTGGCGATCGTCAATGGAAAGGAACTTTAGACTACTTGATTAAAAAAGATGAGAATTTAGAGAAATATTTAAATATACAAAACGAGAGTTACTCGAGAAAGGACTTAGAAAAGTATGTATGATTCAAACAAAGATTTTATAGGCGTGTGGGTTACTGGTGCTTATGAAGGTAGTCAAGCTAAAGAAGTTTTAGCAATGGCAGATATTGGAATAGGTTATAAAGTTATCGAGAGAAATAAGTCAGGAAGCTCATGTATAGTCTCTTTTGTTTATTCTGGTGAAATGCCAATACCAAAACATCTTGTAGAAGTTAAAGATCCATATAAAATATCTGATCTAAATAAGTGGCGTAATAGAAATTCGCAATCCAGTCGTAAGGAAATTAAAAGAGCTAGTGATGAAAAAGTTAATGAAATTAGAACAATTTTAGCTAAGAAAGGAAAAACATGATAACCATAGAAAAACTAAGAAATTATGAAAATGCAGATAGTTTAACCGATAAACAACTGCAAGTATTAGCAATAATACTTAATCGAACCAATGTAACTGATCCGAAAAAGATATCAGATTTGATTTATACAACAGTAAATTTAATGGAGAAGATAAGATGAGAGATTTACCTAGTGACGAAGAGCTGTTACTGAAAGCAGAAGAATATTTAAAACTTGTAGATGGGGCAACGGAGCTTCGGGGTGCTGCACTCTATGCACAAATTTCAAATAGCTTTAGCCAATTAGTTATTGCTAGAAATTCAATGCCAACCAGCGTTAATGTGCAAATGGATCCCTCTATCTTTCCACACAAACCAGAGGTAAAGGAATGAACTACGATCAAACGATTCAACAAGTTATAAAACTCATCAAAGAAGACAAATCTATAATTCAACCTTGGCGAAATAAGGCAGTGGCTAGGCTTGAAGAAACCCAAGCATTTATCAAGATGGGTAAGACATCAACTTACGAAAAAGAAGAGCCGGTGTGTACTTGTCCGCCGGTTGGTGGCATACGCAGAACTTGCCCTGTTCATGGTTCGGCTGTATGATTGAGAAATGCAAGACAATGTTACTACCACAGAAAATCCAACACCGATAAGACGATACAAAGAAGTAACATTTGACAATTGGATCACGTATTTATCACTTGGTGGATTAATGATCGATGAAGATGATGGTCATGTTTACAAGATGACACTAACGGAATTCTGTACAAAATTTAATGTCTCTAAAATGACAATCGTTCGATGGCGCAAGAATACACCAGATCTTGCTCAGAGGATTGAGCAAAGACGAAATGAAGTGACACCAATGGCACGAGTAACAGCTTTGTATAACCAGATGTTTTTACTTGCCATGCAGTCACAGGATAAGCGTGCTGCCGTAGATGCTGGTAAAACACTACTTGGTCATTTCGGCAATCTACAACTACCTGTTCAGCGTGAAGAAGTTAAACATACTGGTGGTTGGGTAGATATCATTGCTCAAGCTAAAACCGAAAATATAATCGAGGGAGAAGTGATCAATGAACCAGATGCCGACACCACAAGAAGCATTACAGATACAAGCACATTACCGCAAACACCCTGAGTGGTTTTTTAGAAACTTTTTAGGTTTTGAACCCTATGATAAACAAGTTGAAATAGCAAACTCAATAGTTGATAACCGAACTACCTCAGTAGCTAGTTGTAACTCAGCTGGTAAGACTGGAATTTCAGGTTGTATTGTTCCTTGGTTTTTATCTAGCTATGAAGAATCAATCGTGGTTACAACAGCTCCTACATGGAGACAGGTAAAAGATTTATTGTGGCGTGAGATTAATACCCGTTATGACAAAGCTAAAGTGCCACTTGGTGGCGACAAGCCAAATATGGTAGGTTGGCAGATTAGTTCTAACTGGTTCGCGGTTGGGGTTAGCTCAAAGGATCCAAACCGAATACAGGGTTATCATGCTGATAGTGGTCATTTACTAGTGATCGCTGATGAGGCTGCAGCTATTGAGGAAATGATCTTTGAGGGTGTTGATGCCATCATGACTAGTGCTATGTGTAGATTCTTAATGCTTGGAAACCCCACTAGTCAAAGTGGTAGATTCAGGGATTCACACAAACCTAATGGTATGGCCAATAGAATAAAAATATCTGCATTTGACACACCAAACTTCAAGATCAATAACATTCGTGACGAAGATGATCTACTCCGAGAAGCTAAGATTGACCCAACATTCAAGCATTTGAAAACTGCATACCCCTCTTTAATTTCACCGGTTTGGGTATATGAAAAACTTAAGACTTGGGGTGTTGGTTCACCAATGTACCAATCAAGAATTAGGGCTAACTTTCCTGAAGTTGGTGAGAATAACCTAATACCACTTAGTTGGATTGAAAAAGCTACAACTAATGAACGACTAGAGAAAGTATTAGGATTGAACCTAGTTGATGGTGATGACGAACAGGAAAAAGAAAATGATCGAATTAGACAAAAAGCATTAGTTGAGTACATCAAAGATCAAGATACGATTCATGGCGTTGATGTGGCTCGTGAAGGTTCAGATTCAACTGTTATAACTCCAAGATGGGCTAAGGTTGTTGGTTTTGGTCAAGCATGGCATAAACAAAAAACAACTGAGACTGCTGGTCGTGTTTGGGGCATGATCAAGAACCTACCAACTGAACTGATTTGTGTGGATGTGATTGGTGTAGGTGGTGGAGTGCTAGATCAACTGCATCAACTTCAAGAAGAACAAGATGCATTAGGCAATACACAATTTGCACAAATTGCTGGGGTTGATGTAAACACAAAGCCTACTGAAATCCCTGAAGGTATGCCACAAATGGTATTCGGTAACAAACGTGCTGAACTTTATTGGAAGTTAATGAAGATGTTCGAGAATGACGAAATATATTTAATGCCTGATGATAAAGGCAATTTACCTGAAGAATTGATGGATGAATTATCGTGTATTGTCTACTTCTTTCGTGGCAATAAAATCTTCATTGAGGAGAAGAAAGACATGAAAAAAAGACTACATGGAAAATCACCAGACCGTGCAGATTCTGTTATGATGACTATGATCAGAAATAGTATTAATCAATGGACTACTGAAGAAGATTTACCACCAAACCAGCGAGACGATTTACCCGAAGATGAAGATGACTATGAACCTGATAACCGAAATTTGAATGAAGAATTAGAACTAATAAATCATAATCCAGATCAAGAATATTAAAAAAATGATAGAATAAACGAAATGGCCGGAAATAAAGATAATCTAATACTCGGAAACTCACTTGGCAGCCAGCTAGGTAGTTCCGGTACTTGGATTAATGGTGGATTCATAACTCATGAAGAATACAACCAAAAACTTTTATGGCGTAGAGGTATTGATATCTACGACAAAATGCGTAAGTCAGATGCTTCAATTCAGGCATTGCTTAAGGTTTGTAAACACCCACTACTCGCGGCTACATGGGATGTAGAACCGGCTAGTGATGAGGAATTTGATCAGTATGTTAAACGATTTGTACAAAATGAACTGTTTGACCGAAATGTTAATTGGTATCACTTTTTAAGAGATGCACTCGGCAAATTAGAGTTTGGTTTCAGTGTTTTTGAAAAGACATACGAGTTAACAGAGTTTGAGGGTCAACCACGTGTAGGACTTACGGAACTTGGTTGGCGTAAACAATGGTCAGTTCTAAGATGGGAAACAAACGAAGGAACACCAGGCATAACCCAACAACTGATTGGTGACTCTGTATCAATACCTGAAGAAAAACTATTAGTATTTGTTAATGATCGTGAAGGCGACAACTATCAAGGTGTTAGTTTACTTCGTTATGTTTACAAAGATTGGGATATTAAACACCGTATTGAAAACTTAATGACTGTAGCCGCTGAGAGAAGCTTAGGTGTACCAATATTTGAGAAAAGTCCAGATATATCTAAAAATGATGAAACTAAAATGCGTGAAGTTCTTAGAAACTTTAGGGCTAATCAACAAGGCTATATTGAATACGTTATGGGAACTGGCAAACTTGATTGGTACAAGATCGACACCAACATCACCAAAGACTTAATACCAATGCTTGAGTATTTCCAGCATGAGATTGATAAATCTGTACTTGCACAGTTTTTGGATTTAGCTGGTAGTCGTTCTGGTGGGTCTAGTGGTTCACATGCATTATCGGCTGATCAGTCACAGCTATTTGAGAAGGCACTTGAAGCAGTGGCTAATGAAATAGTTTCAGTTTTGAATGAAGATCTGATCCAGCAAATATGTGATCTTAACTTTAGTGATATGCCTAATGGCTATCCAAAAGTAGTATTTAGTAATATTGGCGATCAGAACCTTGAAGTTAAGGGAACTTATCTGAGCCTACTTGCTTCAATGGACTTAATTACCCCTGATCGTGATATGGAAAATAAACTTCGACAATGGGCTGATATTGATGACCTACCAGAAGACATTTATGACAACTATGATGAGCGAACAACTGCACAAACTAAAGCAGCTCCACTAACTCAATTAGGACCAGGACAAAATCCGAATGCACCACTATCGACAGGTCAACCATTACAGAATCCTACAATTAAACCAGCATTCAATAAACCTGGTAGCAAGAAAAGGACTGATCAAACAAATGTTGTCACGATCACCAATCAGAAAAAAGATGCTGCTAATAAACCTACACCAGTAAATAATGCTGCTAAACCTAAACAAGCTAGTGCCATTGAAGAACTTACTGATTACCGAAAAGATTTGATGAATCGAGTAGTTGCTGATGTCAATTTTGGAAGATGAACTGGAAAAAGCCACAAGAGTAATCTTAGCGGCTGAGGATTGGGCAAAAGATTTTAGCAAAGCACCAGTTCAGCACGCAGCAATGATTAAAAATGCCGCTAGGATGCAAAGGTTAGTTCTAACCCATTTTCGTGACATAGCACAGCAAATGAACAGTTTCATCGATTGGTACGCTTATGCACGAGCTGTGATTGAACAGAAAAGTGCTTTAAAGGCTAGTAATATTCAAGCTTACGATGTCAATGTAGTAATTAACCAAGACCAACTAAACCAACAAGACCAGGCTTTTATTAAAATTGTGTTTGATACTGTAGCTAATACAATTGCACTAGGCGCAGAGTCAGCCGAAACAGAATATGGTATACCAGTTGGACTAACAGATGTTAGTACAATCATCCAGAATTTAACCACTGATCAACTAGCTAATTTAGTTGGTATGAAAGTCGATAAAACTACTGGACTAATTACACCGAATCCTGATCCAGCTTTTTCAATCGATGAAACAACCAGATCACGAATTGCTCAAAGTATTAAAACCTCAATTCAATTAGGTGAAAATCAACAAGAAGCTGCTAGTAGACTTGCAAATGTAATAATTGACACTGACCGAGCTGACATGATCGCTTACACTGAAACTGTTCGTGCATATGCTGAAGGAAGAGCAGCATACGCCGATCAATCTAATGCAACTGGTAAATATTGGTCTGACAGTAACGCTATTGATATTTGCTCGGACAATACCGCACAAGGAACAATTCCTGTAGGCGATGATTTTATATCAGGTGATCCATACGAACCGGCTCACCCCAACTGTCGATGTATAACCACATATGTTTATGGAGATGTTCAGTTTGATTCTTGAACAAATAATTTGACCAAGTGGTTAGGCATATGCGATTATAATTATTAATCATGCCTACCATGACAACAGAAAAACTTATAAAGGCCAGTAATTGGTCGATCACAGACGTAGATAAACTACCGGATACAAGCTTTGCTTTTGTCGCTGAAGATGGTTCTAGGCATTTCCCTTACCGTGATGAAAATGGTTCCGCATACTTACCTCTAGTTAGAAATGCACTAGCTGGATTAGATGCCGAGACTGCTATACCAGCTGATAAGAAAAGTGATATTAAAACCACTCTTCAAAATTCACTTAGAAATACTCAAGCAAGTTCAACTGATGTTGGATTTACAAGCGTAAATGTAATTGCTAGTGATGGAGAAACACTCCCAAACAAAGTTCAATTACTTCGTGCTGGTAACTTCAACACACAAAAATATGGTGAAGTTCCAATTAGTGCTAGTGATCTTCAAGAGATGAATGACAATTTTAAAAAGGGATTAGGAATGGCCGCAGATGGTCAAACTGGTATTCCAATAGATTTTGCTCACCAATCTCATTTAAACGCTGCTGGATGGATTAAAGATCTTTCAGTAGAAGGAGATGCATTATTCGGAACAAATATTGAATGGTCAAACTCTGGTAAACAAGCATTGCTTGGCAAAGAATACAAGATGCTCAGTTCAGACTTTTACCCAGGCGCTTTTGGTGAATGGGTAGATGCAGAATCCGGAGTAAGAGCCAAAAATGTGATTGTCGGTGCCGCACTCACAAATAGACCAATGTTTACAGGCAACCAACCGATTATCGCTGATGAAACCTCTAGTAAAGAGGGTGGAAATCAAAAAATAGTTTACGTAATAGCAAGTCAAGAAAAGGAGACAAGCATGAATATTGACACTTTAAGAGTCAAGGCAGCTGATGACCTAACTGGTCCTGAGCAAAGGTTTTTGCAAGCAAATGCAAAAGATCTAACAGCTGATGAGAAGAAGAAATTTGAAATAGTCGAAGCATCTGTCGAAGAACCAGAAAAGCCTAAAAAGGTTGAAGCTAGTTCTATTAAGGGCGATGAAGGTCTAGTAGCCATCGAAGCCGCTGATGTAAAAGCACTAAAAGATAGTGTTGCTAACTTAGAAGCAAGTCAGAAAGAATCAGAAAAGAAAGAAATGGAAAAAGTTGTATTAGCTCATGTTGCTAGGGGTGCAATTAAAGCAGATCGAACTGAATCATACACAACTCGTTTATTGGCTGCTCAAGGTGAGGATAGAAAAGAATTAATGGCTGATCTTGAGGCATTAGCTAGTAACCCAGCATTAGCATCTACACAGGGTTCTGCTGATGGTGATGAAGGTAGCGTAAAAGACGCTCGAAGTGAATTAATGAACAAGGCCTTAGAAAAAGTTGAAGCTGCACGTAAAGATGATAAAAATCTTTCAGTTGAAGCCGCAATGGATGAGGTACGTAAAGAAGAGCCTGAACTAGCCAAGCAAGCATCTACACAAGGTAAGGCTAAATTAGCAAACATGACAGCAAGTGACGAGCAATTCGCAGCAGCTGGAGTAAACAGAGGATAATCCCTCGGAAAGGTATTAAGAAATGGCAAATTTTCAAGAAGGCTCAAGTCGAATAAACTTCCTAAGTAGCTACGACTTTACTAGCTCAGGAACTACTTATCTAGCTCCTTATATCGTAGTAAAGCTAGATAGTAATAATCAGGTAACTCCAGTAACAGCTACAACTGATGCGGCAGTAGGAGTTATTTATAACTGTCCTACAGCAACCGGAACAGCTGACGTTCTATCATTGAACCAAGCTGGTACAGGTAAGATTACAGCCGGTGGAACAATTACTAAAGGTGCATTAATAACATTTAATTCAAGCGGTAAAGCGGTTGCAGCTACTCAAACTACAGCGGGTTCACAACCTACTGTGTTAGTTATAGGTAGAGCAATTGAAGCAGGAGCT